ACCTGGCGATCAATATCACGGAGATTTTAAATTGCGTAAATTCAGCGACCCTAAAGTTAAAGAGTTTAGAGATGAAGTGTTAAAATATCTTGATGATAAGGGCATAACTAATCATTATACTGCATATGTTAGAAGCGAACAATCTCAATTGTGGTGGAAAAATAAAATTGAGGCGGGCATTGATAACCCTAGAGCAATGATGAATTATATTGACGGTGAAAAAAAAGACGATCCTGGCTTTGATAGATTTATTAAAAAAGAATTAAATAACCAAATAGCGTGGGAAAAAGAAGCGAAAAAAATTATGGAACCTTATAGCAGAAAATATAAAGAGGTTAAAAAAGTTACTGAAGAAATAGAAAAAACTAAAATTAAAAAAACTAAAGTTGCAGAAGTTAAAAAAGCCGAAGTTAAAAAAACTGAATCTAAAAAAGATATAAAAGAAACTGAAATAAAAACCGAAAAAGAATACGATTTAAAAGAATATAAACCAACTAAAGTTACTCCTGCTAAGTTTATACCTATAAAAAAGAGCACTAAAATTGGGTATAATCTTGATAAAAAAGGGAATGTTGAATATTTAGTGATAGATGGTCACACTTTGCTTTACCCTAAAAAAGTTAATAATTATTTATCAGAAAGATTAAACAAACTTTATGAACAACAAAAAGATTATAAAAAAGGCGCCGGTCCCACAATTGGAAGCGGTGAATTTAATATGAATAAAATTTTAGATCCAATTATTCAAGAAAATAAGTATATCGATAATAAAAAACGTGATGAAATTACTTTAAGACCTATCGGAGAAACTACAAGTTTGTTATCACAAGATGATAAAACCGAAAGTAAAGTTGTAGTTTTGGAAAATGACAAAGGTTATGTTAAAGCTGTTAGAAAAAGCTCGTTTGATTATTTAGATTCTCATGGATTAAAGTTAACTTCACCACAAGAAACTTCCGACATACTTAATATAATAGACAAATCTGGCGAATTCGTAGGCATTACAATGAGAGTTAGAATAGAAAAAAGTAAAAAAGTTAAAAAAGAACAAATCGACTCTTTTCTAAGTCCGCAAAAAAGCTATGAACCTGGAATAAGCAACCCTAATATTTATAAACGCGGAAGTTTGAAGAATTTGAATCTTAAAGCAGCTCATCAAATTATAGATGATATAAGAAAAAGATTCAAAGTAAGTGTTAGTTCTAAGCGTTTTTCTGGCAATAGAAAAGCATTAGCATATTATCAGGCAGTGCCAGGCGCAATATCTACTAGTATAAGTACTGATTTAGCAGTCATAGGTCATGAATTAGGTCATCATTTAGATCATAGATATGGATTTAGCACTAATACAAAATATAAACCGGCCATTAGTAAGATGATTACTGAAATGGACCCTAATTTTAAAGTTGCTTATAATGACAAACAATTACCTGCAGAAGCAATTGCCGAATTCATAAGAATGTATTTAATCAATTCAAATTTATTTGATGAATATGCTGGATCATTTAAGAGAATCTTCTTTGATACTATTAGTAAAAAAGATTTTGATAATTTAGAGAAAACTAGAAAAGACGTAACGGATTGGTATGATGCTAGTCTTTCAGAACAAATACACTCTCATATAATTTCAAGATTAGATAAAAAATCTTTTAAAGAAACTATTGATAATTTTGAGGAGAAAATTTCAGAATATAGATTAAAAGGTTATATGTATTTTGTAGACACTTTAGAACCATTAAAAAGATTAATGAATTTAATGGAAAAAAGAACAGGCAAAAAAATAAGCGATAAAGATAATTTTTATTTAGCTGCCGAAAGTGCAAAACATTCATCTATGATGGCTAATAGAATTTCAGTAAATGAACTTATTACACCTGATAGAATTCCTATCGGAAAAGGTTTTAACAGTATATTTGAACCTATTTCAAAAGATGAGTTCCCCGAATTTCAAAATTATCTTGTAATCAAAAGGTCAATCGATTATATGAATAGAGGAAAAAGAGTATTTAATCAGGATATAAATCTAGAGTTTTTAAAACAAGAACTTGAAGCGTTAGATTTAATTTATCCGCATTTTGAAAAAACTTCTGAAAACTTATACGAGTGGTGGCGAAGTTTTACTGGTGCGTGGTTAGTCGATACCGGTTTATTAGATCGAGAAGCTTATAATAAAATGATTAAATTAGAACCACATTATGTGCCATTCTTTAGAGATTCAAAACAATACACTTTAAATAAAAGTGGTAAAGTTGTAGAAGCTGCCAAAAGAGGTTTTACAGATCATAGAGCGCCAATAAAGAAATCAAGTTTAAAAGGTTCGGCCGACCCTATATTGAACCCAATAGAAAGCATGCTTATTCAAATAGAAGAATACGTTACAACTGTCAATAGGCGTAATGTAATGCTTAAAATTCATGAAATGTATATTAATAATTCAAGCGAAGATACTGGATTGGGTTATTTAATGAAAAAAGTGGCTCCGGCCATGCAAGCTGAATCGGTTGACGTTTCGGATAAAAAAATAGATTTAGTATGGAGAATGCTTGTTGACTTATCAGTTCAATCAAATAGCAAAACATTAAAAGAAGCTATAAAAAATAAAGATTATAATAAAGCGTACAATATAGCTAAAACTTTAGGATTTACAGCTGATAGACATGTGGATGAAGTTTTTCAAGACGTAATCACGGATTTTCAAGCCTTAAGCATGGATAAAGAAAGTAATATAATATCCGTAAAAGATGATAAAGGTAAAATACATCATTATGAAATATTCGACGTATATTTATTAGAGGCTCTATTAAGTATGGATACTACTAATATAGATGCTGTTACTAGACAGGTCCAAGCTTTCAGAAGAGCGTTCCAATCTATAATAACAACATTAAATCCATTATTTTGGGCTAGAAATATTGCGCGTGACTTTTTTCAAGGAATTGTCGCTAGTGATATATCATTGCATAAATATCCAAAAGCACTGGCTCAAGCTTTTTATGATGAAGTTAAAAAAGGCGAATGGTCTGAAATGTACAGACAAGAGGGTGGTGGATATGCCTCTCCTGTTGGCGCTGATCGTAACGCATTAGAAGAGAGTATGTTTGAAATAATACCTGGTTTAAGAGAAAAGCATAAAGGTAGAGCAGCAATGGAAGCAATCGAAAAGTTTTCTGACGCAATAGAGCAAGCACCTAGAATAGCAGAATTTAGAAACTATATCGAAAAATACGGCGACTCTCCAGGTTCTAGAGCAAGGGCTTTATATGAAGCGCAAGACGTTACTGTAAATTTTAGTAGAAAAGGTCAAATTATGCAACGTTGGTATGGGGCGTGGATACCGTTTTTAAACGCTTCCATACAGGGTATTGATAAATTCGCTAGATTGCATAGTAAAGAAAATAGAGTAAAGACGGCGACAAGGGCTATGAGTACTATTATGTTGTTACAAGCATTGCAAATGGCAATATTTAGAGATGATCCTGAATACGATAAAATTTCAGATTATATAAAAGATAATTATTGGATATTACCTTATAAGGATGTTAAAGGTAAATACGTAAGAATACCAAAGCCACGTGAATTAGCTATTCTTTACGGTTCTGCATTTGAAAGAGCTTTTAATTCGATTGTTAAAAAAGAAGGTCCAGAAGCTTGGAATAATTTTTCCGATGCTTTAATATCTAATTTTGTACCACAACTTAGAAGCATTGCAGCGCCTATATTAGACATTGAAAAAAATAAAACGTGGTATGGCGGCGAAATTGTACCGTATAAATATAGAAGATTACAAACAGATGAACAATATACTTCTAAAACTTCAAGTATTGCAAAAAATATCGCTAAAGTAATATCAGATGAAAGCAAATTTTCTTCTCCAATGGCAATAGATTATATTATTAATCAATACTCTGGGTTTTTGGGTAAAATAATAATACCAGCAACCGATGATTTAAGGGGCAATGCTTTCGACTTTTTAGGAAGGGCTTTTACAACTGATACTGCATATTCGAATAATATCGTAAGCGAATTTTATGATACACTTGAAGAAATGGATAAGCAAAAAACAACTTACACCAGCAACAGAAAAGTTAAGGGTTATTATAGTTCTGAACTTCATGAAAAATTTAAAGATTCAGCTGAAAAAATGAAAGGTTTATACAATATTAAAGATGAACTTGTTTTATTAGACCAAAAGAAAGGCGAAGAGCGTGAAAAAGCTATAAAAGAATTTAAAAAGAAATACGGAATACCAGCGTCGGAAGAGTTTGAAATTGACACCTTTGGCAGAATTATACAATTCAACATAAGGACACAAGCTGAATTAGCGAATAAAGAATATGACAAATTAGTAAAATAAATGTTATAATTAAAATAAATGGGAGGTAATATGGAATATATTGATTTTTTAAAAAGAGAAGGTTTAGTTATTGAAAAAATATTAGATGCTAGAATATATATAGATCCAGGACACGGCGGTGATGATCCAGGGGCGGTGAGTGGTGATTTTGTAGAAAGGGATATAAATTTGGTTATGGCTCTTTCTTTAGCTGGTTTCTTAAAGTTTTTAGGCGCTGATATCAAATTGTCAAGAAAAAATAATTTGGTAAGTAAAAATATAACGATGCGATGTAATGAAGCGATAAAATGGAAAGCCGATTTAATAATATCGGTTCATAACAATGCTGGCAATGGTGATGGTTTTGAAATTATTCACACCATTTTTACCGAAAATAGTATCGGTGATGAAGTAGCGAAATCTATTGCCGATGCCGTGATTAAATATACTGACCAAAATTTTAGAAGATATATTCAGGAAAAAAATAGTCGCGACGAAGATTATTTTGGTATTAATAGATTATCCGGAAGTATACCTTCGCTTATAACCGAATTTGCTTTTTTAGATAATGTAGAAGATAGAAAGATTATTGATAGTATTCCGGAACAGGAGAATGCAGGAGTTGTATTGGGTGTTGGAATTGCTAAATATTACGGAGTTTTAAAGGATGTTGAAATTAAAAAAACTACTTCAATTTCTAGCGATATTGAACAAATTATTAATTCGTTGATAAGGCTTAAAGATAAGCTTGATTAAAAGGAGGTAAAATATGGACCTAATGAAATTTATATCGGAGCAGTATTTAATTATTGCGGCTTTCATTTGGGTATTCGGGAGAGTATTAAAAATGATACCTTTCGTGCTAAATAAGTTTATACCATTGATTTTGTTTGTTATTGGTATGATGATTGGATTGTTACTTCATTATTACGAAGTGGTAACTATCGTTATTTTAAACGGCGGTATAGCTGCGGGAGTCGCCATGTTCGTTTATGACGCTATAAGTGATAAGACTAAAATTAAAATACAAAAAAAAGAAGCGGCTGATTAGTCGCTTTTTTATATGTTTAAAAATATAGTTTCGCCAGATACTGGAACTGTGTCTGCATTTAATGGATTGTATGGCTTAATTTCAATTTCATTATTTCTAGGTGCTATTGGATTCAGCATACAAAGATATCGCACTTCATCATAGATATGGTCCTCTTTGGTTGTATCTATATCTTCAATATCCCTTTCAGCTGTTTGCAATATAGGGAATGTTCTTATTGTATCTGTACAATTATTGAAAATATACATCATAGGTATACCGCGGTCGTCAAACGCTAATCGGTAATGAATTTGCATTTTACCAGGTATCCTCTTGTTATCTCCTTTTTCAAAATAAATTCCGTAGTTTTCAAAAGTTTCGGCTATACTTACGCCTCTGCTTTCATCCCAAATAGACGGGTCCGCAACTCCTAATATTCTACGATCGCCATAATATTTATCTTCAATTTCTTTTATTTTTTTAGCTTGTTTATTAGGCGTCCATTTCAAGCCGACGTTTGGTTCTCCATTTGATCCGTAAAATTCCCTTATTCTATACAATCTGCCTTGAGTATCGACAGCCCACCAACCTACCGAAAATGGTCTACTATACCCAAAATCGTAACTTCGATATATTTTCCATGTATCTGGAATTCTAAATGACTCAATTACATGTGTAAACATTCTAGTTTTGTAATTGGCAATATCGTTTCTCCACTCCGCGAATGCTTGACCTTCGAATATATCCCAATCTCCATACAGGAAAGCTCGTTTTTGCATTTCCGGTAAGTTTTCTAATCTTTTTACATAATTAGGATCGTTCTTCATCAATATATCGTTGTCATAAACTGACGCCGGAATAAATTGTATTATATCATCTGTAACAGGATCTACTATTATATTCTTACCGTATGTTGTAGCTGAAATAAAATCATTTTTTACCCAGTTATGGCCAATTCCACCAGGATTACAAGTTCCTCTAAACCTAGTTGGAAATCCTGACGGAGAACGCAAACACGAAAGCAATACTTGTATGGTAGCTTTTTCATGTTTAGTAAGTTCATCTACTCCCACCCAATCCATAGATCTGCCTTGATATCCTTCTGCATCGGAGAAATTTCTAATATATCTAAATTTAATAACAGTTCCATTAATTAAAGTTGCAATATGCTTACTTCCGTTATATTTATATAATTCTTTCGGTATATTATCTTTGAACGTTTTTATAATATTTGCTTCCAGATCGTCGTATGTCTCTCTAAATAAATATATACTAGCACCAACATGTTCAAAACCATACGCTACAGCTTCCATAACTAAAGCGTGAGATTTTCCACCACCTTTAGCTCCGCCGTATACAACTTGGTCCGCTGATGATGCGTGAAATAAATTTTGTTTTGAATTAGGTTGATAAGTTATTTCTACATTCATAAAACCACTTCCTTTAATATTTTGTTATTTCTATTATATCATATTTTTGTTTTTTAAAAAATACTTGACTTATTATACAAAGGGCATATAATATTATATATACCACATATAAAAATATAAGGTGGCCGAGAAATAAGGGAACGGGGGTGAGTAATGAAAAGTATAAAAAATTTAAGATTTAATCTTAAAGATTTAAGAATCCGAAAAGATTTAACGCAATTGGAATTAGCAGAAGAATTGAAAGTGAGCCACCAAACAATCAGTAATAGAGAAAACGGACAAGTTCCACCATTGAAAGAATTAATTAAAATTGCTGAATTTTTTAAAGTGAGTATTGATGATTTGTTAATGTAAAAGTGAGGTGAAAAAATGGGTTTAAATTTCAGAAAGTTAAAAGCGCACGAGATTAAAGTTAGAATTCAGAGTGTTAAAAAAAATGGATTGATATTGTTAATCTACAAAGATGCTAGAGTTGATATGAATATACTAGATGAAACGGTAGGGCCGGAAAATTGGCAAAGAAAACACGAGTTAATTAATACTAATTTATTTTGCAACGTTGAAATCTGGGACGACACAAAAAACCAATGGGTATCTAAAAGTGATGTAGGTGTTGAAAGTAACGCTGAAAAGGAAAAGGGTCAAGCTTCTGATAGTTTTAAAAGAGCTTGCTTCAACTGGGGTATTGGAAGAGAGTTGTATGAATCTCCGTTCATTTGGGTGAAAGAAGAGAAATGCAACATTAAAGAATACAACAAAAAGCTTACTTGTAGTGATAAATTCAACGTTGAAAAAATAACATATACTAAATTGGGAAACGTAGACGGATTGGCTATAATCAACAGCAAAACAAAAGGAAGAGTCTTTGTTAAAAAACCTTCCGAGTCTAAAGAAATTTAATTGATTTGAAAATTAAAAAGGGAGAATAAAAATATGAAAAAAATTATATTAAAAGAAATGAGAATAAGAAACTTCAAGGGGATTAGAGATTTCAGTTTAAAATTAAACAATAAAAATAATAAGATTTATGGGAAAAATGGAGTTGGAAAAACAACGTTGTACGATGCATTTGTATGGTGCTTATTCGGAAAAGATTCAACTGGTAGATCTCAATTCGGGATAAAACCAGTAGATGAATTTAATCAAGTAATAGATCAATTAAACAATGAAGTAAAAATGATTATAGATATAGAGGGTAAAGAAATGTCAATAATGAGAACAAATTTAGAAAAATGGGTAACTAGAAGAGGAACCGGCGAAAAGGTATTTGATGGGAATGAAACTAAATACGAATTTGATCAGGTACCTGTTACTAAAAAAGAATTTCAAAAAAGAATTGAAAGCGAAATAATAAACGAAAACTCTTTCAAATTATTGACAAACTTAAAAGAATTTAATAATTTAGGCTGGAAAAAAAGAAGAGATATATTGTTTGAAATAGCCGGCAATTTAGATGACGAAATAATAACACAATCAAATCCGAAATTAGAAGATTTTATTGATATGTTGCAGGGAAGATCGTTCGATGATTTTAAAGCAATGACAAGTTTGAAAATATCTAAAATAAAAAAAGAAAAAAATGGTATACCTATAAGATTAGACGAGCATTCTAGAAAATTAAAAGAAAAACCTCTTGTTGAAAAAGAAGCTGCTGATATAAAAATTAAAGAAATTAAAAGCAGTATTGCTAAAATTGATAAAAAAATTAATGGAGTTATAGAGAAAAATAAATCTAATAACGAAATTATAAGCAAAATAAGCGAATTAAAATTCAAATTATCAGATATAGAAGTTTCCGAAAAAATAAAGTTGAATAAAAATAAAAATAAATTAAAAAATGATTTAGAAGTACTTATTATTAATATGGCTGCTCAAAATAGAAAAATTGACAGTATAGTTAAGAACAATGTTGAAAATGAAAACAGTATTACTAAATTTAAAAAAATCAATGAAGAAAAAAGAATTGAATATGCTGAAATTGGTAAAAAAACTTTTGAAGAACCCAATAGAGAAGATTTTAAATGTCCTTGTTGTAAACAATCGTTACCATCGGACAACATCGATGAAAAGATTAATGAATTAAAGATTAATTTCAATAAGGAAATAAAGTCGCAAAAAATAACAATTAATACTATTGGTAAAAGTAATAATTTAAAAATTAAAAATTATACAACGGAAATCAAAGTTTCAAGTGAAGAACTGGAAAAAATAAATAATTCCTTGCTTGAAATGGATGAAAGAAAAAAAGAAATTGAAGAAGAAATTAAATTAGAAGTTTTTGATCTTCAAGTAGAAATACATGAAAACGAAGAATATCAAAATGTTTTAAAAGAAATTGAAAAACTTGAAAAAACAATCAAAGAAAACCAAGATACAAAAACATTATTAGATACAAGAGATGAATTGCAAGAAGAAATTAAAGAATTTAAGAATATATTAAAAGTGTATTTAGAAATAGAAGAAAACGAAATTAGAAGAAATGAAATATTAACAGAAGAGCAAAAGTTAATTGATGAATTAGTAGAATTAGAAAATGAAGAGTTTAAATGCGAAGAATTTATCAGAACTAAAGTTGAATTAACAGAAAGTAAAATGAATTCATTATTCTCATTTGTAAAATTTAAAATGTTTGAAAAGCAAGTTAACGGAGCAATGGCAGAAACTTGCAAAGCAATGGTAAACACGAACGGAAAGAGTTTAGTAGTATTCGATGACGCCAACACAGCCGGACAAATAAACGCTGGAATAGATATTGTTAACACTCTTTCTAACTTCTATGAAATAAGCGCTCCAATTTTTATTGATCACAACGAATCAATAATTAAAACATTAAAAACTGACTCCCAACTCATAGGATTATATGTTTCTGACGACCATGAAGGATTACATCACGAATTCGATGAAAAAGAACAAATAACTGAAGAAGTAAAAGAAATAAAAGAAATAAAAGAAGTAAAAGTTAAAGAATTGTTTGAAGAAAATGAAGATATATCTGAAGAAGTTGAAGATGGAATCGAATTTTAAGGGGTGAATATGAAAATTAAAGTTTATAGCAGTGGTTCGCATGGTAATTTTTATACGATTGAAGATACTAAAAATGGCGAAAAACAAATTTTATTACTTGAAGCAGGTATGAATATAAAAGAGATTAAAAAAGCCTTAAACTTTAATTTTAAGCAAGTTGTGGGGTGTGTGGTTTCACACTCTCACAACGATCACGCTCAAAGTTTGAGAAAATTACTTGAAATCGGAATTCCCGTTGCTTCAAATCCATATGTGATGAAAGATATTGATCACCATAAAAAATTTGTTTTACAAGAAAAAAAGTCTGTTAAAATTGGCGATTATAAAATAGTTCCTTTTAAATTGTTTCATGATGTTTTAAATTATGGTTTTTTTATTAAAACACCATCCGGAAAAAGAATAATGTTTGCAACCGATACACAATTTATTAGGACATTTATAAAAGACATTGATGTTTACATGGTTGAATGTAACTTCGACGAACATTCTATGCGAAAGGCTATTAAATCTGGCCGGATTGATCCATCTATTTTAATTAGAGTTTCAGGCACTCACATGTCGCTTGAAACATTAGAAAACTATTTTGAATCTGCTGATTTAAAAAACACAAAGAAAATAATGTTGATTCATCTTTCTAATGAAAATTCGAACGAAATAAAATATATTAATAAAATAGAAAAATTAACCGGGATTGAAACTGTAGTTGCTGATAAAGGTATTGAAATAAAATTAGAAGATGGACCAGATTTTTAATTAAATTGATTTAAAAAATTATAAAGGAGAGAATGATCATAATGTTAATCAACACTAAAAATTTAAAATATGTTAAAGACGTGGGAGAAAAAACAGTTGCAAAAATAGAAAAACATTTTGAAAATAAGAGTTTTATACAAAGAGTGATGAAAAATAACGAGATGAAATAATGATATTAAAAATAGTAGAACAATTTAAACGTGATAGTGATTGGAATATCAAAAACGGTTATAAATCATTAAGTTATTTAGATTTGGATAAAAGACTAACTAACGCTGGTTGTGTAGTTGAAACAAAAGAAATTAAAAGAATTGCATTAGAAATTGAAAAAGAGGTGAAATAATATGTATGTAATAATAACAGGAGAATATTCTGATTGGGATATAGTCGGATATTTTGGAAAAGAAGAAGACGCTAAAAAATATTGTTTAATTAATAATGATCCGCATGATGATTATTATTATATAGAAATCAAAAAGTTAGATTTAACAAAAAAACAACGCGAAGTGAAATTGTATTGTCGCCATAAAGTTGTGTTCGATTTAGGAAGAGATGGTTATTTTGAAATGAGAGAAGAATCAGAGGAATGTGATTATGATTTAAAAGAATACACAAATGAACCGGCAAAATATAACCTATCGGATAATTATGATAGCGGTTGGATATCTTATAAAATTAATTGTAGCGATAGAAAGAAAGCTGAAAAAATAGCACAGGATAAATTAACTAAATTACAAGGATTGATGTTAGATTTAAGTTTTAAGCAAGCATTGATAGCGTTAGGGTATGAAAAAAGATGATAATTTTAAATGTTAAAAGGTTAATTAAAGGAGGAACATATGGAAAATATAAGATTTGTTGTAGCACCATACGCATTATTTGATACATTAAGAGCGTTTGAGAACGATAAGAGTTCAGGGCATTATTTGAAATACGCAGTAACTATGGAAGATGGTGAGTTAGTAGTATGTGCAGAAAAAAAATATCACCCAGTATCAATACCGGCACAAGAGAGTGCTTGTGGTTCAATACCAAAATACACAAAATAATTATCAAACTACCTTCGGGTAGTATACATAGGTTTGAATACCAACAACAGCAGGCGTGCTGACAGCGACCTAAAAACGCAATTGTAGAAGCACTTCTATTTGATACTGCTATCGCTGTAAAAATCAAAGAAAAGGGGTGAAAAGATAATTTATTAACTTAGTGTAAAATTAAAAGTGAGGTTAAAATGAAAAAATATTTAGGTGTTAAGTTAATTGAAGCTAAACCAATGATTTTAGGATTATATAATGATTTTAGGGGTTGGAGTATGCCTACAGATGAAGATGCTAAAGAATCTGGGTATTTAGTGAAATATGAAGATGGTTATATTAGTTGGTCACCAAAGAAACAGTTTGATGAAGCATATAGAGAAATTGAAGATTTAACGTTTGGCTTAGCAATTGAAGCAGTTAAAAAAGGTTTAAAAATTGCAAGAAAAGGTTGGAACGGTAAGAATATGTTTGTTGTTTATCAAAAGGGTTATCCTGATGGAATACCAAGCAATAGGCAAACAGCAGAAGCGCGGGGAATAAATGAAGGTGATTTATTTATAGTTAGACCGTATCTACAATTAAAAACAGCAGATGGATCACACGCAATGTGGAGTCCGTCAACTAGCGATTGTTTAGCAGAAGATTGGGTAATAGTAGAATAATATAAGTTGTAAATAAATAAAAAGTAGTAAATAGGGCTTGAGCAGACTTAGTAAACCTGCTCTTTTTTTAAAGTAACACTTGAATTATTAAATTCATTATGATAAAATATAAATACAAAGTGAGGTGATAAAATGTTGATGATTGAATTTTTAAGAAGAAAGCAAGGTTTAAATCAAACTGAATTAGGTAAGTTAATTGGAGTTACAACTCAAACTATTAGTAATTGGGAAACCGAAAAACTAGATCCACCCGTTAGTCGTTATAAACAATTAGCAAAAGTATTTGAATTAGAAAATTGGACTGAATTAACTAAAGAAGTATAGTAGGCAATATGAAAAAAATTAGTTTAAATGTAGAATTAACAGGTAAAAACTTTAAATTATAAATCGAATTAGGAAGTGGTAAATGATGAAAAATAGGAAAAATATTTATAATGTCCATACCCTGCGATAAGTAGGTTGCGAATGGTGTGAGAGTGCGGCATTTGGCTCAAGAAGTTTATCAAACTTGCGAAAGCACACCGATAAGGCGAATATAAGAGTGTAAAATTAAATCTAGTAGCGCGAAAGGTTGATTACCGATTAGCATGGGAAACCATTTTAATTATCTAATCTGAAAATGATATATATTTCAGAGAGGATTATAAAATGGACATTATAAGCTTTAGCGGAGGCAAAGATAGCACAGCAGTAGTATTAAAAATGCATGAAATGGATCAACTAAAAGATAAAATTATATTGCATATATCAATGCAAGAATGGGAACACCCGCAAATGAACGAACATATTAAAAAAGTTAGAAAATATATTAATCAAGAAATAATAATAATAAACGCATTTAAAAATGGTCCAACTAAAAAAATGCTTAATCATGTAGTTAATAAACGTGATAATACAACTCAAAACGGTTACTGGTGGTGTGGAAAGTCCAGATGGGGTACAACTTATAAGATGCAAGCAATAAAACGTTTCTACAAGCAATTTGACGAAGTAGTAGAGTATATAGGTTATGCAACAGATGAAAAATCACCAAGTAGACAACTATTAATTGAACAACATAAGAAAGGAGAGTTAAAAAATATAGTATATCCATTGGTTGATTGGGATATGACAGAACAAGATGCTTTAAAATATTGTTATGATAAAGGTTTCGATTGGGGCGGACTGTATGAATTATATAATAGAGTAAGTTGCTGGTGTTGTCAAAATAACAATTTGAAAGAATTAAGAAATATGTATGAATATGAACCTGAAAAGTGGGAAAAGTTAAAGCAACTAGATAAAGAAGTTGAGAAAAGAGTTATTGAAAAACACGGCGAATATAAAAAAGAATTTAGATATAAAGCAAATTATTCATTTGAAGAATTAGAAGAAAAATTTAAAGAAAGACAACTGAATCTATTCGGTAAAATTAACGAGGTGAAAAAATGAGAGAAATAAAAATGATAATCAACGAATTGAAGTATCTAGAAAAGAAGTTTGAAAAAAAAGAAGATAAGATATCAAAAATTTTTGAATTAGCAAGATTTCTATCGGAAGCAAACAAACCGGCATTTATAGAATATCACGGAATGAACAAACAATTTGATATAAGTATTTACGCTTCTGGTTGGAATTTATCAGGAAACGGAGTAAAAAAATTTAGTTGGTACGAAGATGAAGAATGCGAAGATAAAGTTAATGATTGCTTAAATTTTTTAGAAGGTTTAGCAACTGCATCGGCAAAAAAATATCGAGAGGTGAAAGATGCAAAATAAACTTACAGATCTAAACAATCATCTATTTGCACAACTGGAAAGATTAAGCGATGAAGATATAACAAGCGATAAATTAGAAATGGAAATTAAAAGAACAAAAGCTATTGGATTGATAGCTGAAAACATAATAAATAATGGTGATTTGGTGGTAAAAGCTATTAAAGCAGTAGACGGAAGTTTTAATGCAGATAGAAAATTACCAAAAATGTTGGAGTGATAATATGGCGTATAAATATACTGATGAACAGAAAAAATTTATAAAAAATAACATTAAAGGAAATTTACTTGTTGATCTAGTTAAAATATTTAACAAGAAGTTTGATGAAAAATTGGAGTACTCCCAAATGAGAGGTTATGTAAGAAATCATAAATTAACTAGTGGAATAAACACTAAATTTAAAAAAGGAAATAAACCTCTATATAGTTTTAAAAAAGGCAATCAAATAGGCAAAAAAACTAGATTTAAAAAAGGCAATAAACCTCATAATACCGACAATATAGGAACTGAAAAATTAACGACAGATGGTTATTTAAAGATAAAGATTGCAGAACCGAACGTGTGGAAGTATAAACATAAGCTTGTATATGAAAAATATAAAGGCAAAATATCTGAAGGAAATGTAGTAATATTTGGAGATTCAAATAAATCGAATTGTAGTATTGAAAATTTAATTTGTATTTCTAGAGAAGAATTATTAATATTAAATAAAAATGGATTAATAAAAGAAAATGTAGAATTGACAAAAACAGGAATAATAATTTCTAAAATATATCAAAAAATGAATGAAAAGATTAAAGGAGATGAAAAAAATGAATAAACCAAAATATATTTTATTAGTATCGCAATATTATTACAGTTATCACACATTTATAATAGATACAGAAAATTTAAACGAAGAAAATTATCGTATTAAAGCAATAAATTTAATAAGAGAATTATTTAAATATAAAAGAGAAGAAAATAGTCAAAGAGGCGAATATTTAGGGGATTTTGAAGAAGGATATTATAAAGGTTTTAAAAGAAGGAGATACAATTTCAATGATGTTGGAGATATTTATTTTATCAGTTGTTATGGTTTGAATGATTTGATGTATGAAATTGGAGAATTTAAAGAAAGAAGTTCAACTAATAAGAGAGGGCGCAAAGATTCAAAGGTTAGTAAATATATAGAAGATCATCACGATTACAATAAAATTTTAAAAATGGTAGAAAAAAATTTTGAAATAGCTAAATAAGGGGGAAAAATGAGAATTACACCAGAGGAAATTTATGCATTAAAAGGGTTAAAAATAGGGGATAAAGTGAATGTTAAACATTTCAAAATCAATCCGCATATTGTAACAGAAGATTGTTTAATTGATAGAAAAGGTTACCATCGCTCAGTATCATTGTTGATAAATAATGACTTTGAAAAAGTTGAAAGAAAGATATGGGGTATTGATGAGATAAAAGAAGGAAATTTATATTGGTTTGTAGGCAGTAACGGGATTTTATATAATGAGTGTTACGACGGATTTGCTCATGAAAAAAATATTATTAATAGTATTGCTTTCAAAAAAGAAAAATATGCAGAAGAATATAAACAAAAATTGATTGCGTTTAATAAGGAATATAAAAAGGGGTGTGAATAATGAAACAACATATAACAGTTGAACAGTTAAACGAAGTTAATACAATTGATTTAATACGAGTTTTAAAGCATACATTAGCCGGTGATGAAAGATGGGCTGAAAGTATAACTATTGGTAAAATGATTGAAATATTAAATCAAAATTTTAATTGGTTTAGAATTGAAAAAGAACACAATGATGAAGATAGAACAGTTTTTTGGGTAAATATTGGTCCAACAAGAGAATACGCAAATTACAAATTAGTAGACGTTTTATGGGAAGCAGTTAAAGATTTGATTGAGGGGTGTGAGTAATGAAATATAAAGTTATTGGTCAACAAACTTTTGATACTTATCCAGACGGAGAGTTTGATAATAAAATATTTAGCAGCAAAGAAGAAGCTTTAGAATACATCAAAAATAATAGTGGTAAAACAGGTAATGTAAAAGGTAGATACAAAGTTAGTAGGCATTATTATATAAAAGAAATAAAGGATGGTGAACGATGAAGTATAAACATCCTAAAAGTTATGATGGTATACCAAATACTATTTATCATCAAACGAGAATTAAGTATCGAGTTGAGAATTATTGTTTAAAATGTTCAAATTTTTTAGGAGCGGAACACGATTTTGAAGAATGTAAAACAAAAGGCAAATTTACACAATGGCCTAAAAATTCAATATGTGTAGTTCCGGTTGAAGTGGGGAGATGTGATTAAAAATGGAAATTTTAATATTATTTGGAATATTTATAATGGCATATGCAGTTGGCACAAATAGAAATAAAATTTCTTTGCTGATAAGAGTACATGAACTACAAGATAAATTTATGTATAAATCAAGGCGTAAAATTGAAATATTAGAGAATGAAATTGAAAAGTTGAAAAAGGCGGTGTAAATGGTGAATAAAAAACAGAAAAAAAGAAAAATGAAGCAAGTTAAATTTCATCAATTACCACTAAAAAAACGCTATCCAACTGCGACATTGATTACCGAATGGAAGGGATTAGTAGGGCTAGAAAATAAGGATTATTATTTAAACATAGAATTAAATCATTATTCTGGTTATATAGAAGCCCGAAAAGAGAAAGATGGTTGTCGATTGATGTATTATCTATCGACACATACATTTTATAAAAGCCAATTTAAACAATCAACACATATGTTACAAAAATATGGATTTAATGTAATCTTAGCTAATTGGGATTAATAAAAAATAAAAAGGGGTGTGAATAAATTGAAGGTATCAAAAAGGATTATGGAAAGTCATATAATATGCGATAATTGCGGAAAAGATTCAGCGGACGTTATTGTTTATTCAGTTATTGAAATGAGCGAGTTAGAAAAAGAACTTAAAAAATTAGACTGGCATATAACTGATCACGAGCAATTTTGTCCGGAATGTTTAATTTTAGTGTTGGAAGATATTTAATAAGAGGTGAAAGAATGAAAGACTTAAAAAAATCAAATCGGGCTGCAACTGATCACGAACAAGAAAGAAAAGAAAAACCTTATTGGAATAAATTAAAGAAAAAAGTTTTTGATGGTATTAAAAAAAGGCGGTTAGAAAATGAAAAATAAATTATTAAAGTTAATGCAACAGTACCCGGATGCAGAGATAATACCAATGGTAGATTGGGAAAGTAATGATGGAGAATATAGTACATCTACAAGCGAAATAACTAACGTTAATTATTCTGAATATGTCATGATAGATAATTTTATATATGATGATAAAGAGAGTGCTATCGATAGATTATGGGATGATAAATATCATAGTGATATTTTATTTAAAGATATGGACAGAAAGAAACAAGATAAATATTTAGAAGATGAATATAACAAATTACAATTAGAAAAAGCAATATTCATTTATATTGGATAAGGGGTGATTAAATGATATTATTTATGCGAATTTGTACATCAATTGTAATATTGGAAATTGCAATGGTGTTTGTAATAGGAATTTCGATTAGAATTAGGGGGTAAAGATGATTAAAGTTTAGAAATGGTTTGTTTTAATATTAGTTTATGTTATAATATATGCAAAGGGGGTTCATAATGTTTAATTTAATGGTAGCAAGAAAAAGAAAAAAATTAACACAAGAACAGTTGGCTAAACTTTTGAAAGTTGATAGAATTACAATTTCACGTTGGGAACGCGGCGAAGTAAAACCCAATATTTACAAACTTAAAAGAATAGCCGAATTATTAGAAGTGACCACTGATAATTTATTAGAAGAGTAGGGGTAAAAATGGCGAAGTATAGACAATTGCATATAACATTTTGGCAAGATCCTTTTGTCGAAGAATTAGAATCGTTAGAAAAATTTTTTTATATTTATTTAATGACTAATAGTAAAACAACACAATGCGGTTGTTATGAAATTAGTATGAAATTAATTAAATATGAAACGGGGTTAGAAGAATCTCAAATATTAAAATTTATTCAGGTGTTAGAGGATAACAAAAAGATTATATTCAATAAAGAAAATATGGAGTTTTTAATACTAAATTGGTTAAAACATAACTCTTTTAAAAGCCCTAAAGTGTTAAAATGTATTCAAAATGAAAATGAGTTGGTTAAAACGTTGGTATTTAAAGACTATATAAACAGTATGCTGGATATAAACACCGCTATGGATAGTCTATCTATAGTCTATGGTAAGTCTATAGATACTGGTCCGCAACAAGAACAAGAACAAGAACAAAAACAAGAAGAAGAAAAAGAAGAAGAAAAAGAAGATAATAATAATAATAATAATAATAATAAACTTAAAAAATCAAATTCAAAAACTGATGATTATTCAGATGAATATTTAAATCTTTATAATTCCTATCCAAAACATGAAGGTAAGAGACAAGGATTTATTAATTATAGTAAAAGATTAAAAACACATAATTCAGTTTTATTAAGTAAAAGTGTTTTAAATTACAAAAAACAAATTGATGAATCTGAAACTGAAAATAAATATATTATAAAGATTTCAAATTTCTTTGGGGAAAAAGCTAGTTTTGAAGATTATTTAGATGATAATTTTAAATTACGGTTAAAATCTAAAAAGAAGAATATTAATAAAAATAAGTTTCATAATTTTGATGATAATAAAAAAAGTTATACTGAAACTGAATTAATGAAAAAATTAGGGTTAGAATAATAAGGGAGTGAATCGATGGGAAAAAACAAATTTACAATTGAAATTGGTGGACGAAGAAACGGAAAAACTTATAAAATGTTAGAAACTATTAAAAACACGACTATTTATGAATTGAATAAATTGTACAAATATTCGAGAATAGCAATACCCTGCGCTAACGGTCAACCAATCAAATTAATAGCCGAAATAAGAAAAGGGACTAGGTGATCTGATGAAAAAAGGAAGAGTTATAATAAAAATAATAATTGTGTGCATAGTATTTGTATTGATGTGGTTCGTCACTCTATATGGAATCGAAACAATGAATGGTAAGACTGCATTAGAACTGGAAAATCAATTTTTAAAAGAACAGGTAGCAAGACGATACGAAATAGAAGTGGACCACAAAGAACAAATAAATTTAATGATCGAAGTGATAACGGAACAAGATAATATTATAGAGGTGCAAGATGAAGTAATTCTAAGACTTAGCGATAATAACGCAATGCTGGAAGTTAATATTAGAATTTTAGAAAATAAATTAGTGGGAGAGTGACAATGAGTGAATATATAGAGCTTATAAAAAAGAAAAATAATTTAATTGATCATGAAGAATTTAATATAGTTAACAACGTGGAATGCATAACGTTTGAAAATGGTCCTTATAAATTTAATGATGGATTTTTATTAAATAAAGATGATGAAGAAAGCTATGAAGAATTAGGAAGTATAATCTGCGGCGTTAGTGTAATTGATAAGATTTATTTTGTACCTGAAGTTGGAGAAAAATTTTATTATATAGATAAAACAATGCAAAAAGGTTATAATTGCGGTGAAAGAGGTTCAAGTGAAAAAGCGTATTACAATTGGTTTATTTCAAGAGGAGTTGAAATCTATAAAAATGAATCAAGAATAATAGAAAGAATCAAAAATTTAGGGTGGATAAAAAAAGAATTGGGAGTGGTTGAAAATGACAGATAGAGAATGGTTAAAATCAATACTTAATGATTGCGATGTTAAAATAAGAAACGAAGGAATTAACAGACGAATATATTTAGCACGAGTGGAAGGAAGAATTGAGGTTTTGACAAATGTTAAAAATTCAATAGAAAAACAATTGGGGGAAACAAATGAATAATGTAAATTTGATTGGTAGATTAACAAGAGATCCAGAATTAAAATATTTGCCAGGTAGTGGAACTGCAATTGCAAATTTTACATTAGCAGTTGATAGAGGTTTATCCAAAGCTAAAAAAGAAGAGTTGAAAGAACAGGGAAAACCTACTGCAGACTTTATTAGAATAGTGGCATGGGGCAAACTAGCTGAAAACTGTGCTAACTATTTAGCAAAAGGTAGACTTACAGGAGTTACCGGTTCGATAAGAACAAGCAATTCAAAAGATGATGATGGCAATATTCATTATTTTACTGATGTCAACGCATTCAATGTTGAATTTTTAGAATGGGGAGATAAGAGCGATAAAAACAAAGACGATATCAACACTGATGATTTTACAAGTGTGGAAGATGATGATGATATACCGTTCTGATACCTATATTAATATATTGTGGAATAAGGAATTAGATTAGTAAATAACAAGGTTTTATAGTTTTCTAGTGACTAATAGTAAACATAAATACCGTTTTAATTAACATATTGGGTTGATTTAAAATATAAAGGGTGGTAAAATTGCAATTAAAAATTGATGAAATGTTAGATGGGGCATTAAGAGATTTAAGTGAAGTTGAGTTAGAAAAGGTTATTGAAAACATTTTGGATCTAAACACCGATTCGAAAAAAAGAGAAATAAAAATAGAAATAATAATAACACCGACTAGCGATCGTGATGGCGCAGTTTTAGAAATGAAAGTGTCGTCGAAACTAAGACCTAGAAATGGAATCGATACTACAATAGCGCTAGGAAAAGTTAATGATATATTTGATGCGGTAGAAACTAACAATCAACTTCAAGGGCAATTATCGGTTGATGGTGGAACTGGAGAAATTAAAGAAGTTGGTAAATTAGGAAATAATAGCAAACTAACTGTTATTGGGATGAAATAAAGAGAGGGTGACGATATGTTAAGAGAATTTGTTGAAAAAATTATTGAATTGAAAAAACCGGAATTGATTTCTGATTCGTTAGAAAGAGAATATATTTCTGGTAATTACAAAATGTTAAAAAACAACGTCTTTCCAACGTTAGAATCAACAACGTTAAGAAGTATTGTTGATTTTATAAAAGAAAACAAAGAAAATTATAAATCATTTATTATACATGTGATAAATCAACGAGAAGTTAAATTAATTTCTAAGGAATTTGGAATTACAAGACAAAGGGATGTTTATATTCATGCGATTGCTAATATTCCTAAAATTGATTTTAATTATTACAACGACCAGGAAAACTTTATTATTTCACTATTGAGTAATTTCGAAGATGGAAACGGAAGAGAATATGTTTTAAACATTGCATCTAATATTGTTGATGGTAAAGAAATAGCGATATCGGATAACGGAATATCTCAAAAAATAAACATAAAACAAGGATTAAATCTCAAAGAAGAAAATATTAATCCTTTTGTACTGCTTAAACCTAACAGAACTTTTTTAGAAGTGAATCAACCTGAAAGTATATTTTTATTGAGAATGAAAACAGGTGGTAGTATTGCGATATTTGACACAGATGGTGGTTCTTGGATAAATCAAGCTACTGAAAATATAGCAAATTATTTTAAAGAACAACTGAAAGATGTCGATGTTGAATATAATACTTTGTATTAATAAGGCGGGTGAGTAAAATATGAAAAAAATAAAAGAAAAGAAAACATTAGAACAATCAAGCAAAAGAGATTTAATAAGATTAGTTAAAGATCAGCATAAGTATATTAAAACTTTAAATTCGAATAACGAATATTTAAACGGAGTACTCAAAGCAAACAAATTTCAAACTATGGCCATAATGTTTATCAACAAAATTAAAAAATGTACTTTAACAACAAAAAATTATGACGAAGTTATAAATAATTATGTGTTGAAATGGGAAAGAAACGAAGAAACTAAAGATATGACATTTGAAATGGTAAAACGCGAAGATATTGACAGCGAAATAAAACAATGATAAAATATAATAGTTGATTCCCATCAATTCATTTTCTTTATTTTAATTTTAGATTTCAATTTAAGTTTTAATAAAAAAGGACCTATAAATTATAAGTCCTTTTTTTATTATTCACTATCTAGTACCCATTTGAGCGTCCAGGCTCTACTTAGTAATAATGCTTTTTTAGTTGAATTCTCAAGTGTTTTTATTTCTTTTTCAATTCTCTTTATTTCGATTTTTATTTCGTTTTCATTTTTCCTCTCTAATTAAATTAATTGGGTCTGCATTTAAAGCAATTGCAAGTTTTTCTATAATTGCTAAAGACGTTGATTGTTTTATAATTCTAATATTGCTAATCTTATTTTTAGAAACTCCTGATATTTTAGATAATTCAACAATTGTTACTTTTTGATATTTCATTTCCTTTTTTAAATTTCTTGATAGATTAACGTCTAAACTCATTGTTTTCCTTCCTTCCTTTCTTTCTTCTCTCCATTCTGCTAATGCCAATATACAAATCAATATAAACATTATATCGAAATACCATAAACATTTTATAAAATAAATAAATGTTTCAAACCACTCTTGCATTATTTCACACCCTTTCAGTCTAAACAAATTAATATTTTCGAATTTGTTGATTCTCTTTTAGAAATACGTTTCTTGTGAGCTTTGCTATTGTAAAACAAAACTGTTTCTCTTTTTATATTTTCATGTATTGCTATTTCACTAATGGATCCAATACACAATATTTCTTCGCCTTTGTATAATGCATATTCTTTTTTCATATTTAACCTCCTTGTAATTTAATTTCATACTAACACATTATAATAGGTGTGTCAATATAGTTTTCACATTATAATAGTTTTTATGTTTTTGAAATGGATATAGAAGCGGCAATAAATTAACAGAAGTATAAAAATGTGATATAATGCACCAAAAGAGAGAGGTGAAGACGATGGCAAAATTAGAAATTAAAAGACAAGAAATGTTTTGCCGACATTACATTACAGAAATTGACGGAGAAAAATTTAACGCAACTAAGACTGCAATTAAGGCTGGATATGCAAAGAAAGGAGCAACACAAACAGCTTCTAGGTTGTTAACATATGTTCATATACAACAAAGGATAGCGGAATTGCAAGAAGAATCCTTTAAACGATGTGAGTTAGATGCAGATTATGTGCTAAATAAATTTAAGAAAATCGCTGAAGATGATATAAGAAATTATTTATCATTTGGTAGCAAGGAAATTTTCTTTAAAGATGATGAAGGTAATCAAGATTTTTATAATAAAATAAATATTGTTTTAAAAGATTCTGAAACCATCGACACTTGGAATGTTTCGGAGATTACGCTCGGGAAAGACGGACAATTTAAATTTAAACTTCACGATAAAAGCGATGCATTAGTTAATTTGGGAAGACATTTAAAATTATTTACCGATAAAATTAAAATAGAAGAAGATAGCGAAATAAATGTTGTGTTCAAAAACATGGATAGACCTAAAATAGAAGAATAGTTATCAACATGTTATTAACAGATTGTGGAAAAGGGGGAAATATGAAGAAAACAGCACGTGAAAAAGTATTGAACGATGCAGAATTTGGTCAGAGAGTGAAAAAAAATGAAAACGAAACAAGTAATACTCTTAGTGAAACAGCAGAATATGACAAATATATCGAAATAATGAAAGGTTATCAATCTGCAAAGCAACCATTAGAAGAAAATATTATCGCAAATGAAAAGTGGTACAAATCAAATCATTGGGATCTAATTCGTGGAAAAGGTAAAACAAATAAGACTGATGCACGTCCGGAACCAGTAACTGCTTATTTATTTAGTATTTTGAGTAATAAGCATGCAGATGCAATCGATAATTTCCCAGCACCTAATATCTTAGAACGAGAAGATTCGGATAAAGAAACGGCGTTAGAACTTACTGAAATTATTCCTGTTATATTAGAAAGAAATGAGTTCCGCGAAACGTGGGATCACGTGTGGTGGTACAAATTAAAGCAAGGCACAGGCGTATATGGTGTCTTTTGGGATAACGAAGCAGGCGATGGGCTTGGAGATATTGCAATTAAGAAATTAGATCTACTTAATATCTATTGGGAACCGCGCATAGAAAAAATAGACGAAAGTAGATACTTATTCGTTACGAAAATGATGGATTTAGATTTAGTTAAGAAAGAATATCCTGAAAAAGCAACAAAATTAAAAATAGACAGTAATTTTAAACCGCTTAATTACGAAGGGAATCAAGAAGATAGCGAAAACCAAATATTAATAATAGACGTTTATCACCGCGAAAATGGACGCCTGGACTTAGTTAAGATAGCGGGGGGCTGTGTGTTGGAAAGCACAGAAGATAACTCGGAATATCCAGACGGCCTGTACAAGCATGGTAAATATCCGATTATATTTGATCCGTTATTCCCAATGGAAGATTACCCGGTCGGTTTCGGTTTCATCGATATAGTCAAAAGTCCTCAAATTTACGTCGATAAGTTGGACCAAATAATATCTGAAAATGCTTTAGAATCGGGTAGAGTTAGACATTTGGTATCAAAAGGATTGGGCGTTAACATCGAAGACTTCAACGACATGAGTAAGAGAGTCGTTGAATGTGAAGGTAGTATTACGCAAGAAAAATATCAACAATTACAATCAAAACCTTTAGATGCTTTTATAGTTAATCATCGCGAAAACAAAATACAGGAAATGAAAGAGATTGCAGCAGATAACCAATTTAGCAGAGGCGAAGGTGGAAAAGGTATAACAGCAGCGTCCGCGATACAAGCGCTACAAGAAGCAGCTTCTAAAGTGTCGCGTGATATGATTTCTAGTTCGTATCGAAGTTACACGCAAATTATTTATCGTGTAATGTCTATAATTTCAACTAATTACACAGAAGAAAGAAAATTTAGGATTACAAACAAATTCGGAAAGCCAGATTATAAAACGTTTGGCAACGAAAAGTTATTGGCGCAGAAATTGCCGAAAGCTTTTGAGAACGAGGGAATGATGGAAGACGAAACCGGCGTAATGATAGATGATCCAGATTATCAACAAGCCGAAAGAATTCCTGTTTTTGATATTACTGTAATGCCTGAAAAGGATAATCCATTCTCAAGAACTGCAATGAATGAGTTTGCTAAGAATATGTTTCAGATTGGAATGTTTAATCCGGAGTTAACTCAACAAGCATTGATCACGCTGGAAATGATGCACTTTGAAGGTAGAGAAAAGGTTATGGAGCAAATCAAAGAACAAGGGGATATGTTCCAACAAATGCAAAAAATGAAAGAGACAATGGATAAAATGGCCCAAATAATAGAACATTTTCAAGGAAAGGGAAGTGGTGATGGTCAAGGTTTAGGAAATGGTCAAGGAAGAGGTGCGACGATTGATAGAAATTTACAAGAATAACAATTCTGTAATCATAAAAGGCCATGCAAATTACAATCCTGGCAATGATATAGTGTGTAGTGCTGTTTCAACGCTGACATTCACCTTAATTGGATCGTTGACAGAATTTAATATCAAACACGAAACATCGCTGGATGTTAAGGGAGTTAGCACAATACAAATATTTGAGAAGAATAAAACTGAAAAAATGCAAAAGGATATAATTCTAAAGATTGTATTTAATGGTTTGCAACAAATTGCAGACAAATATCCTTTAAATGTAAAAATATTGTCATAAAATTTGTGCTTTCGATTCAATGAGAGTATAATTAGTGTATAAAATATAAATGTATCACTATATGTAGTGGTTGACGCACCGGAAAGACGGTAGAAAGACGCGCTGGACAGACAGCAGGAAGGAGAAACAAATGAAAAAAGTTGATATGCTAGATCTAAGACTATTTGACGAAGAGGGAGATGGTGGAACGCAAACTTCCAATCTAACAGATGGCGGGTCTGGAAATGGCGAAGAACCTGGTGACGCTAGCCAGAATCAACCACCCGAAGCACCCGAAACAATCGTTTATGGTAAACAATCTGACGGTGATCAATCCGCAGAAGAAAATAAAACTGGAGACGATGGGAAAGGCGAAGAGGGAAACAAACAAGAATACGACCTCGAAACTTTGCTAGGTGATGAAAACTTTAAGAAGCAATATGACGAACGTGTTCAAGGAATTATTAAAGATAGATTTAAGAATACGAGCAAAAAAGTGGAAACTGCAGATAAATTCCAACCAACTATGGATTTGTTAATGGAACGATACGGAATCGGAAATATGGACGAATTGATTTCTAAACTGGAAAATGAATCATTCGAAGAAATGGCGTATGCGGAGAACGTTGATGTTGATACTTACAAGAATACCCAAAAGCTTCAGCGCGAAAATAAAGCGTTAAAAGGTAGACTTGATTCAGAAAAAGCACAAAAGAATATTGATAATAGAGTTCAAGGTTGGTTTGCAGAAGCGAAAGAGATACAAAAGGAATTCCCTGATTTCGATTTAAAAGAAGCATCTAAGGACCCAGGATTTTCGAAACTACTTAACGCCGGAATAAGTGTAGACGCTGCATTCAAAGCAACTAATTTCGAGAAAATTCTTAATAACCGTGTGACTTCTGCAGCAAAGAAAGCCACTGAAAATACGATTAATAACGTAAAAAATAGGAATTCGAAAATAAAAGAGAATGGATCTAAAAACACACCCGGCACAATTTATAAGACTAATGCAAAAAGTTTGTCGAAAAAAGATCGTGCAGAAATAGCAAGACGGGTGAGTAACGGAGAAACGATCAAATTTTAGAATTCCACCTATAAAAAAAGGGGGAAACAAATGCCAAAATATATATTAAACTTAAGATTATTCGATACACAAACTACTGAAACACCTGGTTTGTCTGATGAAATGAAAACGTACTATGATGATTATATGATAGATAATGCTGTTCCGAATTTAATTCATGACCAATTCGGCCAGGAAAGACCGATTCCAAAGGGAAAAGGTAAAACGGTTGAGTATAGAAAATATGCTCCATTGGCAAAAGCTACTACACCATTGGTTGAGGGTGTTACTCCATCGGGAAATAGCTTAAATGTATCTACTGTAACTGCAACTGTTAAACAATATGGTGACTTTATTGAGTTATCTGATGTATTAATTTTAACAGCTATTGACAACAACTTGGTGGAAGCAACTGTTTTATTAGGTGATCAAGCTGGCCAGACATTAGACACAATCGTTAGAGAAATCATTAACGCTGGAACTAATGTACAGTATGGCGCAAATGCTGTATTAGCAAGATATTTATTGACTGGTGGTGTTGGTGACACAACAGACAACTACTTAAATGTCAAAACTGTTAAATATGGAGCTAGAAACTTAAAAAATAACTTAGCTAAAAAGATTAATGGTAATTATGCAGCAATCATTCATCCGGATGTAGCTTTCGACTTAACGGAAGATGATAGATGGTTAGATCCTCATACTTATCAAGATACTAGCAATATTTATGAAGGTGAAATCGGAAAAATTGAAGGCGTTAGATTTGTTGAAACAACAGAAGCTAAAATATTCCATGCAGAAGATTTATCGGAATCAGCTAGAAATTTAACAGTTGCTTCATATGCAACAAAAGTAATTACTATTTCCGAAACACTTACAAGTGCGGACCAAACTGCATTGATAGGAAGATCTATAATTGTAGACGGATACAAGTATACAATTGCTAGTGCTACTTCGGACACTATCACTATATCTGAATCACCTACACATGATCCTGCTGGGTCTGATGTTGTGTATCCAGGTGAAGCGGGAGCTGCTGGAAGAGATGTATATTCTACATTGATTATTGGCGCAAATGCCTACGGAACGACTAAGGTTACCGGTGGTGGGTTACAAACTATCGTGAAACAATTAGGTTCTGCCGGCACATCCGACCCGTTGAATCAAAGGGCGACTGTTGGCTGGAAAGCAATTAAAACTGCTGTCATTTTAGTCAACGAGTATATGGTAAGAGTTGAAACTACTTCTGAATTTGAAAGTGGTTCGAATTAAAAAGACTCCTTATTAATTTTCATATTGAGGGAGGAGAAAATCCTCTCTCTATAAAAACAATTTAAAATAAAAGGAAGGTGAATGATGAAACAATTAACATATAAAGGGGTAACTTATAACATTTTGGAAGTAAAGCACGGCAGATATTATTTAGAAGATGAAGACGGCAACAAAAAAGATTTAGCACAATCAACTATTGAGAAGGAAGCTGTTTTCTCAGAAGATGATCATGAAGAAAAACCATCAAAATTACCAAAGGTGGAAAAGAAGACGGAAGCACAAAAAGAAAAAGAGAGAAACGATTATTTAAATGAAAAAGTAAGTTTTATGGCAATGCGTGATGATGACAAGTACGTTGATGATATTACTGTTACGGTGAATGGAAAAAATTTCGTAATTAAAAGAGGCGTGCAAGTTTCGCTTCCTAGATATGTTTTTAACATCCTTGAGGCGCAACAAAGGCAGATTATCCAGGCGACAAACACATCCGACAGATATATCGACAAAAGCAAATAAAAATTGTGTTTGAATGAGAGCGGGGTTATCCTTGCTCTTTTTTTATAAGTTTATAAGAAAGTAGGTGAAGAATGATACAAAAGAAATTTGCTGTTGAAATTGATATGATGGATCAGAAGACAAAACACATCGGAAGATTGGTAAGAAATGATTTTGGCGGAAATATTTTAAATATCAGATTAACTAAATATGGCAAAAAAATAGATTTAACTGATGCCGAAACTGTAACTGTATACGTAAGATATAACGGGCAATATTTATCTACTATATTAGCAACTGTAATAGAACCATTGTTAGGACATGTACAAGTGCTATTAACAGATGCATGTGTAGGATATACCGGTTTGTATGAAATAGAAGTAGAAATCACATCATCTACAAGCACAACAACTTCTGCTGTTGTAACTTATGATACCAGGTCAGATTTAGCAGAAGGATCAGATCCATCAGTCGACCCGGAATATCCAATTTTAATACAATTAATACAAGAAGTAAACGATTTAAACGATACAGTAACGGCAGCGGAAGAAATAAGAGAAGACAACGAAGATATAAGAATAATTGACGAAAATGGCAGAATATCTAACGAAAATACTAGAATATCTAACGAAAACGGCAGAAATAGCGCAGAAACGATTAGGGTTAGTTCGGAGAATACAAGAATATCTAATGAAGACGCAAGATTGGGGAACGAAGTTATTAGAGAACAATTTGAATTTTTAGGAGAATACAACACTTTAACTAATTATGTTGTTAATAACGTTGTTAGATTTTATAATTCATCTTATGTTTGCATTGTTGATAGCGTAGGACAACAACCTAATAATATAAATTATTGGACTTTGGTTGCTTTAAAAGGCGATGACGGTGGTGGAGTAATAGGGAAATTTTTATCGAGCGGAGTAACAATTTCGCCTAGCAAAACAGATAATGGCAACGGATCTATAACAGTTGGTATAGGAACATACAGATTTTATCCATCAGATGATTTCACAGGTGCATTAGTTGAGTTCGAAATTGCAGGTAACACATTCACATTAACAAATAACACTATAAATTATATAGTTGCTAATTACAATTCGGGAACACCTATTTTAGAAGTAGTAACTGACGTATCATTAATTAATACAAGCAATGTTATTCCTATTTTAACTATTTCAAGAATGGATAATGATTTAGTAATATTGGATTGGAATACTGCCGGTAATGGTTTATCCAATAAGAATACTGATAAATCTGTAAAATTACACAGATTTGAAATAGAAAATGGATTATCGCTAAGTACAAACGCTTTGAAATTATTGGTTACTGCCGGTAAAGTATGGTATGGTTCAAAAAATATTTTATTGTCAGAAGTTGATACAACATTGGCAAATGATGATATTTGGTTATTCGAAAATACCAATGGTACATGGACACGCACGGTAGTCAGCGATTTGGATAATTTGCAATATAACAATCCAATAACTGGTTTTCAGCCTCTTTCTAATCAAAAATACGGTGTCAGCTGGGTATTTAGAACGGTTGACGAGAACAAAACTAGATTAGGAATAGTGCTAGGGATAGGAAATTATTCGATAAGTGAGGCTCAAAGTTCAGTGATGCCGGAACTCCCAAATCAAATGATGGCTATGGGCGTGTTTATCGGAAGAATTATAATTAAAAAAAGCGATACAACTGCTCACAGCGTGGAGCAAGTGCAGAATGTACATTTAGCATATTCTCAAGTATCTGATCATAACAATTTGGTTGGTTTGCAAGGTGGCACAGCGGGGGAATATTATCATCTTACAAGCGATGAATTAGCAGACCTAAACGCACCCGACTACACGCCAACCCTCACAAATTACGCTTCAATATACGCAGTAGGGCAAGGTGATGAGGGTAATTATGTAGCTGAAGATGGTAAAGTTAAGGAAATGAGAGAGTACGGCATGACGCTTGTTAATGAATTAGATAATACAACTTATGATAAAGGAACTGTTACTGATAATATATTAGAATACACACCGACTGCACAATATGACGGAGTCAAATTTTTAACACCTAATGTAGCAAGTACAAATGATGTAATATTTTTATATGGAAGTATGTATGGCGAAAGTATTACAGATAAATTTATTATAGGGGATGATGTTAATTTTACAACTACAATTGCAACACATGGGGGCGGAAGTGCGTTTGAAGCTTTATATAGGACGCTGACACTAGGCACAACTGATTCTAATAATTTATATGTAAAATTTGCATCTTTTGCATCGTCTGGTTTTACTCCATTAAAAATAGATTTAAACAAAAGTATTCAATTTATTAACAAAACAGCACTAGGCTTAGAAGCATTATCAGAAGCAAATATGCTATATCTAATTGAAAACGGATATATCGATGGTATGCAAAGTGTAGGAGATAAAAAGATTACAAGTAGGGGTAAGAATAAGTTTGATAAGAGAATGATAACAAAAGGCAAATATTTATCAGGCACAGGAACTTTACTTGTTGACTCAACAGTTTTTACAAGTGATTATATACATGTTAAAAAAGATGTAGAATATTATAAAAATTCATCGGCTACTAATTCAAGAACGAGATATGAATTATATGATTCAAATAAAAACTTTACAGGAGAATCTGATACCACAAAAACTTTCACACCAACTATTGATGGTTATGTTAGAATAGGAGATTATAATACACAACTTGATATACTTCAACTCGAGGAGGGAGCTGTTGTAACAGACTACGAAGCCTACAAAGAAGATTACTCTTATCTTCCTAATTTAAGACGTGTACCGACAATTGCAGATGAAAATGACTTAGTTAATCGAAAGTTTACGCAAGATGTTGAGGAGTACGCTTTAGTGAGTGGGGATATAACGCAATTAGAAAATTTGACAACGGTACAACGAGTTAGAATTGATAAACAATCTAATTATATATTAGATGGCACAACATCTACAATAACAGGCTCGATGTTAATGGCTGAATATGTAGAGAAAGCGTTTGCTACCTCTGATGATGTGGCTAATGAAAATAAATATAGTAATAATGTTTCGAGTGGGTTTACGGCGTTAATCGTACCATTAGGAACTTATGCAGATTTATCGGCGGCACAAACAGCCTTAGCGGGTACAATTATTCAATATCAATTAGCAACACCTATCATTCACAATGTCAACACCCACGTTTTAGATGTTAAAACAGACGGTGACATCATAAGAGAAAACAAATTCCCTGTAATTGAAATATATGGCACAGGAATAGATGTTGCTAGTAAGGGATATTCGGACGTAACAGTAACAAAAGCATTATTATTCGACCACGACACAGGACAACAAACTGTATTAGATGTTGCAGATTTCACGGTAACAGGTACTGTTATTACTAATTCTAACTTAGCAAGTACAGATTTGATATGGTTAGAGATTGAATATAGTGATGGTAGAACAATTGGGAAAAATGAAACTGTTTATCCTGCGAATTTCAGGGCAACAAGCGAAACGTTGAACACAACAGTTACAGAACAATCGAAAATGATTGCGATGTTAGAAGCTAGAATGAGCGCATTAGAGGGAGCATAAAAATGGAGTGGATATTACAGTATTGGTTACAGTTAGTGTTTGCTTGTATGGCGAGCACAGTAGTATTAGAATATGGAAAACTAAAGGCTATAAAGCTTGGTATGAGGGCGTTATTAAGGGATAGGATATATCAAGCTCATGACCATTACAGCCAAAAAGGTCACTTACCGATTTACGCTAGAGAGAATATAGAGCTTATGTATGTTCCTTACAAAGCTCTTGGGGGCAACGGTACAGCGAAAAAGTTGGTTGAGGAAATGCTGGAGTTGCCGACAGATATTAAGGAGTGATAACATGGCGATGGACTACTTCGAACAAGCGGACAAACAAATAACTAAAGCTATTCAAAAAGCTACAGAAGCAGTACCGGATGGGTATTTCGGGCAACAAGCACTACTCAATTTATTCCTAAAGCTGGTAGATTACAAAAGCATGCTTCCCTTTTCTTATCAGATGTATGGGGGGTATGCTCTGTTCGGTAACCCGAAAGAGATAGATTTAGAGGAATGTAAAAACAAAGCTGTTAGAAGCTATAAAATGGCAGGTTCGGGAGCGTTTCAGTGGAAGAATAGCGTTGTAAGTTTGCTAGTAAATAATGGGGCGGTAATCAACAACACTACTTCTAAGACATGGGCAAACAAGCGGGTATCAACCCTGTTTTATACCTTTGATGGTAAGTTCGGTTTAAGAAAAGTGCTATATGCTTCTGAATTACCTAAAAATACAAAATGGGCGATAAGTGGTGTAGGGCTTGTAAGCAATGTGCCTAACTTCTATCATCCAGATTGGGAGGGTTTTGTAGGAAAATTCGCAGATGTATTAGAAACCAGAAATCATGCGGTATTTGGTTTTAAAGAAGATGGCACAGTTGTGTATTTTCTACAGCCCAGCTGTTCTATGAAAAAGTTAATGTGGCTGGCTAAAGAGGTTTATGGCTTAAAATTCGCAATAAGTTTGGATGGTGGCCATATCCCAGCAATCCAGTCAGATAAGTTTAGTTTCAACAAAAGCCAAATACAAAATAACGTAGTGATATTTAGGAGATGAAAAAATGGAAAATATATTTAAATATAAATCAATAAATGCAAAACAAAAACAAGAAATAGAAAGTTGTAAGGAAAGTGCTTCTGCTCTATTCAGCACAATTGAAGATAATTGTCCTAGTTGTAAAGAAAGTGAGTTAGCGATTATCAAATTAGAAGAATGTGTGATGTGGTTATCGAAAGCTATAAGTCATAATTAATACAAAAAGGGGGAAATATGACACTACAAGACGTTTTAAATAGAGTTCATGAATTAATGGATAATACGCTTAGTGATGAAATGTTGACTTCGTTTGTTAACCAGGCGGAATCTAGCAATCTAAAACTTGTTGATATTCCTAAAAATTTCTACGAATTTAAAAGATTGGCTGATACTAGCGAATATATATTACCGATAGCTGTTAAGTTTAAAAATATATCAGAAGTAATATTAAAAGAAAACTATTTTATTTCAAAAGTTGGGTTTGATCACGATGAAGATTTACCAGGTTATAGAGAAAGTGTTGACGGAAACTTTCAATTATTCCCTGTAGCAACTGTTGATGATACTGAAAATACAGTAAAAATAGTGTATAAAATAGCTAATGAAAATTTAAACTATGAAACCGACAAAGATTTAGAATTAATAGCAGAAGCACCGTTCGACGAAATGTATGAGTTATATACAATGGCAAAGATTGCTTTTTTTAATCAAGATTACGGCGTTTATAATAATTTAATTGATCAATACAATCAACTATATAACGATTACAAAATTTTTATAATTAGAAAAGAACCTTCCAATAACAATTATGAAATAAAGAATTTATGGTAGGGGGTTAAAGATGAATAGACCAAAAGCAAGATATTCAAAATTCAAAAGTAAAGTAGATACATTTTCATTCGAAGGATTTAACAACACTGAAAATCATAAAGAAAATCAATTACTGGATATGAAAAATATATCTAGTAATAAGTTTCCTTTTGTGACAAACAGGCCCTCTAGAGAAATTGTTGAAACATTGACAAGCGGTAAATATCTATTTGCTTCAGATAAATTGTGCTGGGTGGATGGAGTTAATTTTTATTACGACGGAGTAAGCAAAGGCGTTTTGACGGCCGATCCTACTTCAATAGTAGAAATGAATGACTTTATAATATTTTTTCCTAGTGAACAATATTACGATAAAGTTGGAGATGCTTTTGGCAGTTTTACAAGTGGTTATATTATTAATTATGCTGCTGTTAATGATAATAGAATGTTTGCTGTTTCCGGAAATCAGTTGCTAGCATCTAAACAAGGCGATTTTAAAGTATGGGATAGTTTTCAAGGAATAAGCACCGATAGTTTCGTGGCCGATGTATCTACTCAAGGTGATTTTATAGGTTTGATAGTTTATCAAGACCACGTGACGGCATTTAAAGAACAATACCTTCATGAGTTATATGGGAATATACCATCTAACTATAGTATTCCGGAAGTAATAAAAAAAGGTTGTGTTGATCAAGCAAGTCTAGTTGAATTAGACGGAACATTATTTTTCATGTCGCAAGATGGGGTTTATAAATACAGCGGTGGGTTACCCAGAAAAATCAGTATGAATATTAACGAAAATTTTGTATCTGGTCCGGCTATAGGTTTTGACAATAAATATTACGTTAATTTATACAACGGTTCTGAATATCAACTGTTCATATACAACTCTATATATAACGATTGGTATAAAGAAGACAATATAGAAGTTTCGCATTTTGCTATATTCGAAAACTCACTATACATTTTAACAACTGATAATAAGATCATAAAATTTAACAGCGGAACCGAAAAAGTTGAATGGGAAATCTTTTCACATGAATTTGACCAATTGTTGTTTGAAAATAAGAATTATAGAAAATTATTAATCAATTTAGAGCTTGATTATGGTTCTTCTGCCGCGTTTTATGTATCTAAGGACAATAAGCCTTATGACATGATAAAAAACATCACAGAAGTTACACATCGTCATTTTAGGATACCGTTAGATTTAAGAAATTGTAATACCTTTAAAATAAAAATAACCGGCAGAGGGGAATTTATTTTAAAAAATATCCAAAGAACTTTTGATGTTGGGGGTGCGATTAATGGCTAATGTTAATATACCGGCTCCAACTGGACAAGAAAAAGTTGAGGACCTTATCGATTTAATGATAAGATATAAAAAAGAGTTAGATTTTTTATTGCTTAACTTAAACGGTCAAAATGTTCCTATTATTGATTCGTTAGTAGAAGATATAGATGGTAATTCAACACAAATAACACAAAATTCAGAACAAATATCATTAAACGCCAATGACATTTCGGGTAATGCTTCAGATATTGTATTAAACGCTAATCAAATATCGCTTAACGTTAGTGATATTGATGGCAATAGTTCAGCCATCACTTTGAATTCAAACAATATTAATTTAAGAGTTGAAAAAGATGATGTTATTAATCAAATTAATATTAGTACAGAAGGAATAGTTATATCAGCTAATCAGATAGATTTAGATGGAATAGTAAGAGTTGCTGATGTTATTCAAATAGGAAAAGATTCTGAAACTGGAGTTATTAATTTTCCTAAAAGTAATGATCCTTATAATTCATTTATATCGTCAGATAATATTACTTACGGATTATATATTCATTCAAAAGGTGATATGATGGCAAGTTCATATGATGATTTGTTTTTAAGTGGGCAAGATAAAATAGAATTAGAATCTCAAAGTTCTCCAACTAACGGAGTGTCAATTATTTTGAATAGCGGGGTGGGAATAGATATTTATTCACCTTATGGAGTTGATTTTAATAGTTGTAATATTACAAATGTTGCTGATATAACAGCAGATGATTGCACATTCGACACATTACAAGTGGAAAACGGAGCTAATACAACAAACACTTATGTTACAACTCCATATTACGCGGCGAATTTCTGTTATGTCGATGGCGGATCAGGTGCTTTAGTTATTAGAAATAGTAGTGGAAGTGAATTAGGAACGATAACTTATGATTAAGAGAGGGTGATGAAATGGTAATAGAAATGAATGAAGAAATGATTAAAAACTCAAAAATATTTTTAGACAGGGTAACGATAAAAGGAATTGTTGAAGCGACCGCATATTTACAAATTGTACAGGCGATTGACAATGCTAAGAAAATTGAAAAAACCATAGTTGAAAAGAAATCAAAAAATGATAAGTGATTAAAACGCTGAAAGGGGTGGACGAATGGCTATAAATAGATTTGATGAAGATGACGAAAGAAAAGAACTTGTAAAAATTAGAGATACTATAAATAAGTACGGCGGTGAAAAGTACGGTATTGATGATGCAATGATAGGTTGGGAAAAAAACTTATCTGACCCAGCAAGTGGGACTGTTCAAATAGGTGGGGAAAGTTTAATGGATGTATCAAAAGAAAATATTTTTGATGAAAGAAGTTATGCACCGGAAACTGATATAAGAACTGCTATCGATACGTACGCAACTAAAAATAAACTCGCTCAACTTTCACCTATAGCACAATCAGTAGGAATTGAAATAGAGCCTGCATTAAATACTGGCTATGAGGATCCATATTCAGCACAAGTAGATAAATTAATGAAACAAATTCAAAATAGGGAAGAGTTTACTTTCAATTTACAATCTGACCCTAGTTTTAAAGCGTTACAACAACAATATGAAGTTCAAGGCAGTAGAGCGATGGAAGACGTAATGGGTGCTGCATCACAAATGACGGGCGGACGTCCGAGTTCGTGGAGTGAAACAGTTGCCGGTCAAACTAAATCAAGGTTCGACGAAGCTTTATTAGGTCAAGTTCCACAGCTTGAACAAGCGGCGTATAACAAATATTTGCAAGAAGGACAATCAGAACAACAAGCGTTACAAAATTTAATGAGTGAAAGAAGTTATGAACGTAGCACTTATGAAGCTGATAGAAATTATGATCGTATTAAATTAGAGTCTAATAGATTGTACAATAGAGGTATATTGGAATCTGATAGAATGTATAATCAGAATATTAAAGATAGCAAAGAAGCATCTGCACGTTGGGAAAAAGAATTCGATTATGGCGTTACTCGTGACCAGGTTAATGATAAAAATTGGTTAGACCAATTCGATTACGGAAAACAACAAGATGCTATTCAAAACGCCTATAGAAATAAACAGTTGTCAATACAAGAAGCTGAAAGAGCACTTAATCTAGTGCGCGAAGCTGATAATAATGATAGAAATGAAATATCGAATTATATGAGTTATGCTATCAATCAATTAGAAGCCGGGAAAAGCGAAGAAGAAATTAAAACTTATTTAAAAGGGCTTAATACTGATAAGCAAATTTCAGATGCAGTATTTAAAGAAGTCAATAACAGATTCCCTTCACTTAAAAAATACGAAGAAGAAAGCGGAACTAACGCTCTTTCTATACTTTATGGAGAAATGATGTCTTCGCCAGATCCAAAACAATGGTTGATAGAAAGTTCTACTTTTATTGAACCGGAAGAATTAAAAACATTAGAAAAAATGCTTCCTGGTAGTGAAGGGCCGAGCATTGTAATAAATACAAAAGATTATTAATCAAAAAGGGGGACGAAATGAAAAGGTATACTTCAATTGATGAAATAAAAGCCGATAGAGAAAAACGTACGTATAAAAGCGTTCTCGACATTAAAAAAGATAGAGGTTATAAATTAGAACCTAAAGATTATTATGACAAAACATTTAAGCCTGAACTTCAATCAATGGCTACCGGAAGATTGACAGGCGAAGAACAAACAAGGCAAGAATCAAGAAATCTTGAATTGGGCAAAATTTTAGAAACTCCGGCCATGAAATTATTTGTTAATAAAAACCCTGATTATTCAATTTCTAAATCGTTCCCCGGATTTGAAAAAGGTTCGACATTTAGATCCTTTGCGCAAATACAAAAAGAATATGATTACGAACCTAAATATGATATGCAATTTGATTTAGGCGAAACTCAATTAGAACAATATAAGCCTAAACTTTCGGATGAAATCGGTAAAATAGGACGGCCAACTCTTACAAAAGAACGAGAAGAAATGTTTAGAAAACAAGAATTGCTAAATATCCCTATGGATTATAACATGGAATCTCAAGCGGATTTTATGAAAGCGAAGTTTAGACTAGGGGAATTAGGAGATTTATCTGGATTAGAATACACAAAATTAGCAGGTGGCAAAGAAAATATCGCTTTAGACGTTGATAAAGCGATTAATCAATTGATTGAAAGATACCCTAAATTAATAGAAGGTGACAAAGGTTGGATTAAAGAAGGACTTGGCGGAGTTGCTGAAATGGCACCTACTCAAATCAAAGCTCAAATAGAAGGTGCTAAACTCGGAATACCCGCTGCCGGAACTGCTGCTGCCGGCGCTTTGTGGTTAGGACAAGCTGGACCTCAAATTGCAATCCCAGAAGAAATAATCACCGTTCCCGCTGCTGCTGGAGCTGCCTATAAATTTGCTAGTGGTGCCGGCGCTGCGCAACATATGTATGCAGTAGAAAAGGGGAATGCTTACAAAAACATGATTGAAAAAGGCGTTGACCCAGATAGAGCTAATATGTTTTCTACTGGCGTAGGACTACTTAACGCTGGAGTTGAAATGGTACAAATAGACAAATTTATAAAATCAGTAAAAGGTGCTAAGGCTATAATTGAAAACCCTTTATTTAAGGATCAGTTAAGTAAAAAAGGCGTTAAATTACTTGCTGAATATGTTAAAAATGTCGGTTCCGAAACATTGCAAGAAGTAGGTCAAGAAGCTATTTCTATAGCAGGAGAGTCTTTGGCGGCAAAAGAAGATATAATTACACGAGAAAATTTTGATCGTGTAGCAGATACCTTTGTCGATTCGTTAAGGACATTTTCCGTTATGATGGGAGCCACTGGTGGAGCTACTGCGATAAGTACTCAATCTAAATTATCTTATCAGGAATTTAAAAACAGAACTGAATATTACGATAAAGTGGTAAATAAATTAGAAAAAACGGATAAAGAAAATGTAAATAAAGAAAAAATAGCAAAAATGCAAAGTGTTTTAACCGATATCACTGTTAATTCTACAAACCCACAAGCTAAAAAATGGGCGGACGAAACTTATCAAAGATTATCAAATATAGAGCACATCGCTGAAGCTGATGAAAATAAATTTTATCCAACTAAAGAAAGTTTTAAAAGTGAATTATTAGAGAAAAACGCTAATTTAACAGATAAATATTTTAAAAGTGCGATATTTGATAATCATTTCAATAATGATATTAGGAAAAAATATTTTGCTGGTGAATTAACTGAAAAATTCTTAAAAGATAACCCAAAATTAACAAAAACCTTTGAAAAAGAACAAAAAGACATAAAAGTAACCGAAGAAAAACGTATTAAAGCTGTTGAAATAGAAAAAGTAAGATTAGAAAAAATAGAAAAAGAGAAAGTTATTTCTACAAAAATAGAAAAAGATAAAAAAGAAATCGAAGAAAAAATAAAAGAATCAGAAAAAGTAATTGATAACACATATCTTAAAACTAAAGATGAATATGTAACGTATAAAAAAGGTGCTGCAAAAGGATTGCAAGAATACGAACACAAACAAGCTGTAGAAAAAGCTTTAAAAGAGGGTAAGGAAGTTCCGGAAGTGGTATTAAAAGATTATCCGGAATTAATTCAAACTAAAAAAGAAATTAAAACTTCTAAAACTTCTAAAATTATAAACGTTAAAA